AGCCCGGACAAGGCAGACGCGTTGGCGTTGACCTTTGCCTTCCCGGTGTCGCCAAGCCTAGCGCACATTCACCCGAGCTTGGAGCAGCGCGGCGTGAAGATGGAATACGATCCGTTTGAAACCGCCTGATTTTTCTGGGCAAATTGGTGCGATAATCCGCGCACGTTGTGAATATCACATGAGGTGACCCTATGTGCTTCTTTGGTGGCAATGACCCGCCCGCGCCTCCGCCGCCGCCAGCGGCCGCGCCGGTCGAGCAAGAGCAGGCTGTGCAAGATTCGATGGACCGTGAGCGCCGCCGCCAGGCAGCTGCGCTGGGCCAGCGATCAACCATTTTGACCAGCGCGATGGGCGTAACTGCGCCAGCTGCCACCGCGCAGAAAACACTTCTGGGATCCTGACATGTGTTTCTTCGGACGTAGCAGATCTTCACCGCCGCCTGTGGCGGCCGCGGTCCAGCAGGCTACAGCTGCGCCGGGCATGGACATGAACGCGCAGCAGGATGAGCAGCGCCGTCGCATGGCTGCCAGCGCGCAGCCCGCTGACACCATGGGCATGGCTGATCAGAAAACCGTGCTGGGTGGGTAATCGTGTGCTTTCCAGGCGCGCAGCGCCAAGCAATGCCGCCAGCGCCAGCGCAGCCGGCATTCGACTCGGAAAGCGCTGGGTATGACTACAAGACCGCAGTGGCTGCAGGCATGGGGCCAGCAGCTAGCGAAGAGAACGAAGGGCACTGGGGATCGGTGACGATGGCCAGTGAGGAAGTAAAGAAGAAGTACAACTTGCCTGATGAAACGTATGTAGTGCTGAAGGGCAAGGCGCATGAAACGTGGGATCTAGCAGTGCAAGGTGAGGCCGAGCGCGGATTCGAGATCAAGAAGTACGGCAACCGCTACTACTCCGTGCCAAAAGGAACGAAGTGATGGAAAGCAAGCGCGAACAGTTCAACCGGCGTCTCGCGTCGTTAAAGACCGAGCGGGCATCGTTCATCGAGCATTGGCGCGAGCTGTCCGATTACATCTTGCCGCGCCAGTCGCGCTTTGTCGTCACCGATCGCAACCGGGGCGACCGCAAGAATTCCAAGATCGTCGACAACACCGCGACACTCGCGGTGCGCACACTCGCTTCCGGCATGATGTCAGGCATCACGTCACCTGCGCGTCCCTGGTTCCAGCTGCGCACGCCTGATCCTGGCTTAAACGAATACAAGCCGGTCAAGCTGTGGCTCGACCTGGTGCGCACGCGCATGACCGAAGTCTTTTTGCGCAGCAACCTCTACACCACGCTGCCTATCACCTACGGCGACCTGGGCGTGTTCGGCACCAACGCCTTCGCTGTGCTCGAGGATAGCGAGGACGTGATCCGCTGCTACCCGTACCCGATCGGCAGCTACATGATCGGCACGTCCTACCGCGGCAACGTCGATACCTGCTACCGCGAATTCCAGATGACAGTCAACCAGGTGGTCGGCCAGTTTGGCATCGAGCAGGTGTCCGAGTCGGTCAAGAACCTCTACGAGCGTGGCAACAAGGACGCCTGGATTGATGTAGTGCATGTGGTCGAGCCCAATGATGAGTTCGATGAGCGCCGGCCGGCATCAAAGTACAAGCGCTTCCGCTCGGTGTATTACGAGCTCGGCGACAACCGTGACCGGCTGCTTCGCGAGTCTGGCTTTGATGATTTCCCGTTGATGGCGCCACGCTGGGCGCTAACTGGTGAAGACATCTACGGGCACTCGCCTGCGATGGACGCCCTGGGCGACATCAAGGCGCTGCAGCTCGAGCAGCGACGCAAGGCCCAGGCAATCGACAAGCTGGTCAACCCACCGATGACGGCGCCGAGCTCGCTGCGCAACCAGCGCGCAAGCCTGCTGCCAGGTGACGTGACGTACGTCGACGTGTCGCAAGGTGGCCAAGGATTTGCGCCGGCTTACCAGATCAACCCGCGCATCAATGAACTCATGATGGACATTCAAGAGAACCAGGGCCGCATCCGGCGTGCGTTCTTTGAGGATCTGTTCCTGATGATCGCCAACGATTCGCGCAGCAACATTACCGCTCGCGAAATCCAGGAGCGTCACGAAGAAAAGCTCTTGATGCTGGGCCCCGTGCTTGAGCGCTTAAACGACGAGCTGCTCGATCCGCTGATCGATCGCACCTTCAACATCATGATGAAGGTCGGCATGGTGCCGCCGCCACCGCAAGAGCTGCAGGGCATGGATCTCTCGGTTGAGTACATCAGCGTGATGGCGCAGGCCATGAAGATGGTGGGCATCTCATCGATCGAGCGCACCATGCAGTTTGCCGGCCAGATGGCGCAGGCCAATCCGCAGGTGCTCGACAAGCTCGACTTTGACCAGGCACTCGATGAGTACAGCGCGATGCTGGGCGCACCGCCTTCGATCATCAAAGACGACGCTGAAGTGGCGCAAGTGCGTGCACAGCGTGCGCAGCAGCAGAACGCTGCGATGGCCATGCAGATGGCGCAGCAAGGCGCGCAGAGCGCGAAGACCTTGTCTGAGACGCAGGTCACCGATGAGAACGCGCTGACCAACATGATCAACAATCTTCGCGGTGCACCCGCATAACCCAGGAGACTGACATGAAAAAAGGTTACGGCAAAAAGCCGCCGAAGAAATGAGCGACAAAGACAAGTCCTTCAACGCGGCTGAAGAGTCGCAGGTTAAAGACCGCAAGCGCAAGGATGAGCGCCTGCGCGACATTGAACTGGCCGACATCAAGAAGATCATGTCGAGCCGTGAAGGACGCCGGTTTGTGTGGCGTTTGCTCGACCGGGCTGGTGTGTTTCGCACATCGTTTACCGGAAACAGCACCACGTTTTTCAATGAGGGCATGCGCAACATGGGCCTCATGGTCATAGGTGACGTGATGGCAGCTTCTGCTGACCAGTACGTCGTGATGATGAACGAATCCAAAGAGGATGAAAGAACCAATGGCTGACGCAGATACCAACGCCGTGCAGGACAACACCGCAAACACGGCACAAGGTGGCGACGCAGCTGGTGCTGGCTCTGTACTGACCACGCCGCCGACGGGCGACGCGGCACAGGCAAAGCCAGATCAAGCGTCTGGTGACAACACTGATGCAAGCACCGGTGACACGGGTGATAAGCAGACCGATAACAAGGATGCCAAACCCGACGGTCCACCGGAAAAGTACGAGTTTCAATTGCCCGAGGGCATGGCACTTGATCAGGAAGCGCTGGCTGAGTTTGATCCGATTGCGCGAGAGCTCAGTCTGACGAACGACCAGGCGCAGAAACTGGCAAGCCTGTATGCCAACCGGATGCAGAAAACCGTGCAGCAGCAGCAGGAGAGCTGGAACCAGACGATTGAAAAGTGGGTATCCGACATGAAATCGGACAAGGAGATCGGTGGCGACGCTTTCACGCCCAGCGTGAAGCAAGCTCAAAACGCGATCAACAAGTTCGGCACGCCGGAGCTCAAATCAGCGCTCGACTCATACGGCATGGGAAACCACCCGGAGCTTGTGCGAGTGTTTGCGCGCATTGGCAAAGCGATGGCCGAGGACACGCACGTTGGCGGTAACGCCGGCGGCGCTGAATCCGACCAGAGCAAGCGTCTGTTCCCCAACATGAAATGAAAGGAAATTTAAATGGCACTTCTTGCTTCCACCCACCCAACCCTGCTGGACGTGACCAAGCGTCTGGACCCACAGGGCAAGATTGACACGATCGCTGAGATCCTCAATCAAACCAACGAAATCCTAGACGACATGGTCTGGCTCGAGGGCAACCTGCCTACCGGCCACCGCACCACGATCCGCACCGGCTTGCCCACTCCAACGTGGCGCAAACTGTACGGCGGCGTTCAGCCTGGCAAGAGCACAACCGTTCAAGTCACTGACGCGACCGGTATGCTCGAGGCGTATGCCGAAGTCGACAAGGCACTGGCTGACCTCAATGGCAACACCGCATCGTTCCGCTTGTCGGAAGATCGTGCGCACATCGAGGGCATGAACCAGGAGTTCGCATCGACCCTGTTCTACGGCAACGAAGCCACCGAGCCTGAAGCATTCACCGGTTTTGGTGCACGCTTCAATGACCAGTCGGCAGCCAACGGCGACAACATCATCACCAGCGCAGCAACGCCTGACAGCACCGACAACACGTCGATCTGGTTGGTAGTCTGGGGCCCGAACACGGTCCACGGCATCTATCCGAAAGGCTCGAAGGCTGGCTTGGACATGAACGACAAAGGCCAAGTCACCATCGAGAACGTGGACGGCAGCGGCGGCCGCATGGAAGCCTACCGCACGCACTATCGTTGGGACTGCGGTCTGTCGGTACGTGACTGGCGCTATGTCGTGCGCATCAACTTAGACCAAGAAGACCTGGTCAAGAATGCCGCGTCTGGCCCTGACCTGGTCGACCTGATGACCCAAGCTGTGGAATTGATCCCTAGCTTGAGCATGGGCCGCCCTGCGTTCTACATGAACCGCACGCTGCGTTCGTTCCTGCGTCGCCAGATCGCCAACAAGGTGGCCGCTTCCACCCTGACCATCGAGCAGGTGGCAGGCAAGCACGTCACCATGTTTGACGGCATCCCGGTCCGTCGCTGCGACGCTATCACCAACACCGAGTCCGGCATTTAATCGGCCTCATTGAATTGAAAGGAAACGCATCATGATTCTCGACGAGCGCAATGAGTTTGCCGACGCCACGGCACTCAACACCGGTGCAGCTGGTGACTACGTAATTGGCGACGTGATCGACCTGGGTGTCGCACGCGACATCGGCAACGGCGCCGATCTGGACTTCGTTGTCCAGGTTGACACCACTGCCACTTCGGGCGGCTCGGCTACCTTGGCCATCTCGCTGGCAACGGACGACAACGCATCGTTGTCCTCGCCGACCAAGGTCGTCACCTCGCCGGCGATCGCTGTGGCTAGCCTCACCGCTGGCACCACGATCTTCCGCGTCAAAGTGCCAGCTGGCACCTACGAGCGCTATCTGGGCATCGTGCAAACCACTGGCACCGCAGCATTCACGGCAGGCAAGATCAACGCCTTCCTGACTTCTGACACTGCCAACTGGCGCGCATACAACGACGCTATCTGATAGGAGCGCACCGACATGAAAGTCAAAGCAATCACTGACGGCTTTTATGGCGGCGCGCGTCGTCGTGCGGGCGCCGTGTTCGAGGTGCCCGCCGGTACAACCGGCCATTGGCTGGAAGTGGTCGCCGACGACACGCCTGTCGAACGTCCAAGGCAGAAGGCAAAGAAGCAAGAGCCTATCGCCTTGAGCCAGCTGCAGGCCGATCAGCCTGTGAGCGAGCGCGAAGTCATCTGAAACACCGCGGGGCTTTTGCCCCGCATCACGAATTCACTGCGGAGCCTGACATGGTCGACATGAAGTCAAAGCCAGAGGTAGAAGAGCAGCCCGGCATGGTTGAAGCCGATGAGCCTAGCTATCCCTATGGCCTGTGCCTGCACCTGGGCAAGGACGAGCTCGAGAAGCTCGGCATCACTGCGCTGCCCGATGTCGGCGCCAAGATGGAAATCATGGCCAAGGGCTACGTCAAGAGCACCAGCGCCTACGAAACCCAAGGCGATGGCAAGTCGCAAAGCGTCGAGATCCAGATCACCGATCTCGAGGTTGCACCCGGCGAGCGCAAGGACCCTGCGCAAGTGATGTACGGGCAGGGCTAACGCATGGCAGCCTCGGTCATTTCGATCTGCAACATGGCCTTGGCACGCATTGGCGTGTCGAGCTTCATCTCTTCGCTGTCTGAAGCGAGCAACGAAGCACGCGTGTGCGCGCTGTTCTACGACCAGATGCGTGATTACGCGCTGCGCGACTACCCTTGGAATTTTGCGAACAAGCGCATGGCGCTATCCGAGGCGGGTGACGCGCCCACCAACTGGGAATACATGTACGTGTACCCGAGCGACTGCTTGAAGGCGCGTGCGATTGTGCCGCCAGGCCTGCGCGCACCGCGCAGCGACCAGCGCATCCCGTTTGAGACGGGTTACTACGACGGCCAGCGCGTGATCTTCAGCAACCAGGCGCAAGCAGAGCTCATTTACACCACGCGCATTGAGGACCCGACCATCTTTGATCCGATGTTCACCTCGGCGCTGTCATACCTGATCGCATCCGAGATTGCCATGCCGCTGTCTGTGCAGCCGGCGGTAGCCAAGCAGGCGCGCGATGCGTACGCGCTGGTGTCCTCGGCAGCAGCAGCTAGCAACATGACGGAAAGTACGGAGCAGCCAGCGCCGGATTCGGAGTTTGTCGCAATACGGGGAGTGCTCGATGGGCAGCAGCCTAATTCAAGCATCGTTTACGGGGGGTGAGCTCTCGCCGTCGCTGTACGGTCGCGTCGACCTGGCACGCTACGGCACGAGTCTCAAAACCTGTCGCAATTTCATCGTGCAGGCCTACGGTGGCGTGAAGAATCGTGCCGGCACCAAGTTCTTAGCCGAGGTCGCCAGCAGCAGCCGGCGCCATCGGTTGATCCCGTTCGCGTTTTCCACGACGCAAACCTACGTGCTCGAGTTTGGCCACCAGACCATGCGTGTGTACAAGGACGGCGGCCAAGTGGTCTACAGCTCGGGCGGCTCGGCCGGCTCGCCGGTGAGCATTGCAACGCCCTGGAGCGAGTCCGATCTGCCACTGCTCAACTTTACGCAGTCGGCCGACATCTTGTACGTGTGTCACCCGAGCTACGCGCCGCGGCAAATCAGCCGCACAGCGCACGATGCTTGGACCATCAGCGAGTTCGCCAACATCAAGGGCCCGTTCCAGGATCTGAACA